GGCATAAGTCATGAAAATCATTTCCGCAGAAGAGAGATTGAAGCAACATTCAGGCGTAAAAATGGCCATCTTCGGATCGTATGGCATTGGAAAAACCAGTTTGCTGAAAACGCTGTCTGAGCCAACTATATGCTTGGATTTTGAAGCAGGATTATTGGCTGTGCAAGACTGGCCTGGCGATTCGATTTCGGTTCGTACTTGGGAAGATGCAAGAGATTTAGCGTGCTTAATTGGAGGTGTGAATCCAGCATCGAAGTCAGTTTACGGACAACGTCATTTTGATTCAGCCAAAACAAAGTTCAAAGATTGTGATTTTGAAAAGTACAAATGCATTTTCATCGATTCGATTACGATTGCCTCGAAACTCTGCCTCGCTTGGTGCAAAAATCAGCCTGAATCGTTTTCAGAAAAATCAGGGAAACCAGACGTGAGAGCAGCTTATGGATTGTTGGCATCAGAAATGAGTTCATGGATCAATCAGTTTCAGCATATTCCGAACAAAGATGTCATTTTCGTTGGCTTGCTCGAGCAAAAAACCGATGACTTTAATCACACTTCTTGGGTTCCACAAATTGAAGGCGCCAAAACAACGGCTGAACTTCCAGGCATTGTTGATGAAGTAATTTCGATGGTTCCTGTTCGTGATGACTCTGGAAAACTCGATCGAAAATTCATCTGCAAGACTCTAAACTCAAACATGTATCCAGCCAAAGACAGATCTGGATGTTTAGATGAAATTGAGGAAGCGCATCTCGGAAAACTTTTAAACAAGATCAGAAGCAAGTTGCTTCACAACAATTACAAAGGAGAAAAGCAATGATGAACTTTAACACAGCAGAAACGCAAAACAGTTTGGATTTAATTCCAGCGAATACGATTGCCAAAGCAAGATTGGTTTTGAAGCCAGGAAATGATTCTTCAGATCCATTTATAACGAGAAGCAAAACAGGCGATACAGCTTACTTGAATTGCGAATTTATCATTCTTGAAGGTCAGTACGCGAAGCGCAAAATCTTCGACAAAATCGGATTTGAAGGGCCTGATCGCTGGATCAACATGGGAAAAGCCAGGATAAGAGCGATTTTAGAATCAGCCAAAGGAATAAATCCAAAAGACATGTCTGAAACCGCTGTTAATGCAAGGCAGATCGCTTCATTTGCGGAGTTAAACAATTTGGATGTCGTGATAAAAATCGGGATCGAACACGATAAAAACGGAATGTACCAAGACAAGAATCGAGTGGTTTCGATCATAACGCCAGACCATTTCGCATATGCGGAATATATGACCGGCAACGATATTCCTTGGAGCGTGTGATGTCGGAGGTGATGTTGTGGCGATCAGTTATCATCCAAGCTTTAGACGATGTTTTTGCAAAAGAATATTGGGTTCAACGCGATGCGATCACCTGGTTTTTTAGGAACAGCAAGGATTTTAACATGGTCTGCGATTTTGCTGGAGTGTCGCCATGTCGTGTTAGAGCTCAGGCTTTTGAGAAAATTATGAAAGGTAGGTAACGAATGTTTTATCGAATCATTCCGCCGTAGCGCTTGCGGTTAACTCAGGCAAAATTTGATTAGCATCAATTGCGTTTTCAGATTAAAAACGTGACGCCTGAGTTTTGTCTTGATTTTTTGAGTGTAACTTTAATTGTGAAAAGGAATTTATTATGCAGAATAGCGAATTGAAAATTTTTAACTACGAGAACGCAAATGTAAGAACAACTGTCAGAAACGGCGAAATATGGTTCGTGCTGAAAGATGTGTGCGAGGTTTTAGGTCTAAGTAATCCGACATCCGTGCTTTTAAGATTAGATGAAGATGAACGGTCTAAGTTGAACTTAGGTCGTCAGGGAATGACAAATATCACTAACGAATCAGGTTTATACAAAGTTATTCTTCGTTCAGATAAACCAGAAGCCAAGAAATTTATGAGGTGGATAACGCATGAGGTTCTTCCAGCGATTCGTAAGCACGGAGCATATATCACTTCTGATAAGATGGAAGAGCTTATGACAGATCCTGATACGTGGGTGAAGCTCATCAGAACGCTTCAGCAAGAGCGACGCGAAAAGGCAATGTTGCAAAATCAGATTGAAATCGACAGACCTAAAATCGTTTTTGCTGACGCAGTTTCAGTTTCTGAAAGCGATGTGTTGATTGGAGAGCTGGCGAAAATTTTGAAAGGCAACGGAGTAGACATAGGCCAGAATAGATTATTTGAGAGGCTTCGCAATGATGGCTTTTTGGTGCGCAGAAATGGTAGCGATTACAACCTGCCGACACAAAAGGCGATGGATCGTCAATTGTTCAAGATCAAAGAAACCGCAATCACACACTCTGACGGACACGTTACGATCAATAAAACAGTGAAGGTGACAGGCAAAGGCCAGCTGTATTTTGTGAACTTGTTTTTGAACGAAAAGAGCAAAGCATCTAAGCCAAAGTTGAACATGACCAAGGCAAAAGGAGCGCGAGATGAATCGAATTAACGAAATCTTGGACGCAAAGATGCAAGAGCGACACGCAAGCCAAGAACAGCGAAATTATCTCGGAGCGTCGATGCTTGGTGATGAGTGTTTGCGCAAGGTTCAATTGCAGTATTTAGGAAATAAAGCTCCTGTTTCTGCTCAAACCTTGAGAACGTTCGATATCGGACATTGTTTGGAAGATCTTGTTGCCGAATGGCTCAGGATTGCTGGTTTTGAGCTAAAAACAAGAAACGAAAATGGCGAACAATTCGGATTTTCAATTGCAGACGGCAGACTTCAAGGCCATGTTGATGGAATAATCTCAGAAATTCCAGAAGAGTTGAAAGAAAGCGGGTTAAGAGCACAGATACTCTGGGAGTGTAAGACGCTGAACAGCAAGAGCTGGAACGATACAGCGAAACGCGGATTATTAGTTACAAAGCCTTTATATTTTGCGCAAATCCAACTCTACATGGCTTACTTGAATCTCGAGCAATGCTTGTTTACAGCACTGAACAAAGATACTTCGGAACTCTATTTTGAGTTAATACCGTTTGATTCTGAGGCAGCACAACGTTATTCAGACAGGGCTGTGCAGATCATTAAAGCCAGTGAAAGTAACGAGCTCCTGCCTTGTATTTCAAGTGATCCAGCGTTCTTTCGCTGTAAAATGTGTAGCTTTAAGGACATCTGTAGACAGAATGAAAAGTGATTGAAAGCACTGAGAGACTGGAGCTTCTGGTCTCTCTATATTGATGATAAAGGCCATTATTAAGAGGCTTATAGTTATTTTAAGTATGGATTAGGTATGTTATTTAGATTAAAGAATGCTTATATTACAGTGTATTATATATATTTATATCTATATATCTTATATATCTATATTATTTATATTACTAATTATTATTCTATAAACTTCATTATCATAGAAAGAATTATTTTATATAGCATTATTTTTAAGCAAAATATTTGTAAATTTTTGGTATGGTTTATCAAAAAAGCCTCAAATACCAATATATGTATCCATAATTCTAATATCTATTCAAAGATTCAATCACTTTTGATTGGCTTATCAAATTATTACGGAGAATTATCATGTTAAAGCTTGTAGAAGCATTAAAAAACGCTGGAATACCAATGCCTAGTAAGGGGACAGAAGACTTTAAGATCATACGATGGGGAAAGAATAATCGTTACTGGCTAAAAAAGTTCATAGGAGGATACGTTTTTGGAGACTTTGTAAATGGCCTCAACGCCCACGTATTTGAGCAAAGTTTTAAGGGAGAAAAGCTAAAAAAAATACATGAAGAACTGAAAAAAACCATGGAATTGGTCGAGTATAAGTCGAGCAAAATCTATGAGCTGTCGAGCGACAAAGCGAAACTTATCTTGAATAATGCCAGACGCATTTCAAAAAATCGCTACCTAGACCTGAAAAAAGTGCGTTTTCTCGACCTAAAAGAATATAAAGGATCAATAATCGTGCCTGCATACGATGTTAACGGCAAATTATGGACATTACAATTTATTGATCAAGAAGGTAATAAGCGATTTTTGAGCGGAGGAAAGAAAAAAGGATGCTTCTTCACTTTTGGTTCAATTGAAAACGCTGAAAAAGTCTTTATTTGCGAAGGCTTTGCGACTGGAGCAACTATTTATGAATGCTCAGAAACTCCAGTTATTGTTGCATTTGATGCAGGAAATCTTAAACCTGTTGCACAATCAATTAAAGAAAAGTATCAGAACTTAAAACTGATTTTCTGCGCCGATAATGACACCTATAATGAAGTAAATGTTGGAGTTGAAAAGGCACAAGAAGCGGCGCAAATTGTTGACGGCGAAGTAATAGTTCCACAATTCAAAGACAAATCAACTCATCCGACAGATTTTAATGATCTTATGATTCTTGAAGGAGCCGAAGCAGTTAAAGAGATTTTATCCAAGGAATTACATAGATCTAAGCAAGATAAAAATACTGATATTCCACTAGGATTTTCATTGTCAGAAGATGGTCTGTTTTGCATCGATAAAAAATCACAAGAATTAATACGAATATCGAACTACATCAAAGTTATTGCATTTACGAAAAGTAACGATGAGGTCTCAAGATTGATTGAATTTCGAGATTATAAAGGAGATGTTCAAAGCACAATAATTAAGTCATCAATGTTTACAAAGGATGGCGAACAAATTCGCATAAACCTACTAAAAAAAGGATTCATTTTAACAGGCTCGTTGCTATCAAAGAGGAAATTGATGGAGTACATCTCAAGTTCTGTGCCTCAGAGAGAAATTTCATTAGCGACTCGTACAGGCTTTGTAAATAACGTGTATATCAGGCCAGACTGCGTTGTTGGAACAGCTGAAAATGAAATTCTTTTAGACACCTCATTGAAAGATGAATCTTACGGAACGTCAGGAACGTTACAGCAATGGAATGAGCTTGTAGCACGATGGTGCGTTGGAAATTCACGCTTAATTTTTGCGATTAGCGCAGCTTTTGCAAGCCATTTGCTGAACTCTTGTGATCTTTCAAACTTTGGATTTCATTTCGTAGGAAACAGTTCGTCAGGGAAAACAACGTGCTTAAACATAGCAGCTTCAGTTTTCGGAACACCGAAATATGTCGTAACGTGGAAAGCTACTGACAACGCGATGGAAAATATTGCGTTTCGAAGAAATGATTCGTTGTTGATTCTAGATGAACTGTCAGAGATTTCTCCGTCTAAAGCAGGAGATGTGGCTTACATGCTTGCGAATGGAGAAGGCAAGAAACGGCTTGATAAAAACTGCAATGCAAGAGAGACTTTTTCATGGAGGCTGATTTTTCTTTCAAGTGGCGAAGTCGATTTAAATTCACACATGGCAGAAGAAAGCAAGACATCTAAGGCTGGCCAGAAAGTTCGGTTGTTGAACATATCAGCAAAAGCATCAAAAGAAAGCTTTGGGATTTTCGAAAATCTTATGGGATTTCAAGATGGAGCCGAGTTCTCGAGCTACTTACGAGGCAATGCATCCAAATATTACGGCACAGCATCAATTGCGTTTATCGAAAAGGTTTTAAAGCATTCAGATGAAATTAGGCGAGAGTTTAAGGAAGAGTTTCAAAGACTAAAAGCGAAGTATTTACCAGCTGATGCTGAAGGACAAGACATGAGGGCTTTTGAGCATTTCATGCTGGTTGGCTTTGCCGGTGAACTGGCGATCAAATATGGTGTTGTTTGCTGGAAATCTGGCACTTCATACAATGCTGCCGTTGCGTGTTTTAACTCATGGCTTGAGGATAAAGAAGGCGTTGGTGACGATGAGAACAGGCAGATTCTAGAACACGTAAAGTCATTTTTTGAACTACACGCACACAGTCGTTTTTTTGATTTAGATGGCGTGAGAGATCAGAAAATAAGCAACATGGCAGGTTATAAGTCAGTTTACAAGGATGCTGTAACATTTTTCGTTTCGCCATCTGTGTTTCAAAACGAGATTTGCAAAAGTTTTAGTCGAAAAGCTGTAATTGCTCTTCTCATTGAGAAAGGCTTTCTTTTGAAAAATAACAATGGCGATTGTTACCAGCAAAAATGGACGCCATACGGAAACAAAAAGGTCTATGTAATTTCAGGAAGAATTTTGTTGGGCTGAGGTGCGATATGAAAAAACAACGTGTAGTGCGAACTAATCCAGAGAAATTGGCGGAGATTTTGTACGATGCTATTAAGCGTTATATTCACTCGAAAAATGAGAAGAAACAACTTGACTTCCAGCCGTGCAAGAGCGGAAATGGTCACAGGTTTAGAGATATAGGAAAAGAGAGCCATGACAAAGAAGTACGATGACTTAAACGTGATCAAACAGATTGTTGGATTGCAGAATTTGAGCAATGCGGATTTAGATAAAATGTGGCGGAAGTTTTTTGATGACCGTCCTGAAATTGAAAGCAGGCAGTATATGCTCGCAAAGCTGGCTTATCGGATACAAGAGCTTGCGTATGGCGGTGTAGATACAGAAACTGAGGAGAAGATCAAAGCAGCTGCAAAAAAGGTTTCGATGCCACATGCGCCGAAAAAAGCTAAGAAATTTGATCCGATGATCGGCACAAAAATAGTGAAAGAGTATCGAGGCAAGGTGCACGAAGTCCTGGTAATCAACGATGGATTTTTATACGGCGGAGAGACTTACAAATCATTATCGGCGATTGCGACTAAAATCACAGGGACGAAATGGAACGGACTAAAGTTTTTCGGAGTGCAAGCATGACTACCAAAGAGCAAAAAATTATACGTTGCGCGATATACACAAGAAAATCCTGCGAAGATGGATTAGAGCAAGACTTTAACAGCCTTGATGCGCAACGTTTAGCAGGAGAAAATTACATAGCGAGTCAGATTCATGAAAACTGGCGATTGATCTCGAAACGTTACGATGACGGCGGATTCTCTGGCGGAAACATGAATCGTCCTGCTTTAAAAGAATTGTTCAGCGACATCGAAGCCGGCTTAGTCGACATGGTTATTGTTTATAAAATCGATCGTTTATCGAGATCGCTGTTCGACTTTTCTAAGATCGTCGAGCATTTTGATAAGCACAACGTTAGTTTCGTGTCTGTAACTCAGTCGTTCAATACATCCTCATCTTCAGGCAAGTTAATGCTAAATATATTGCTAAGTTTCGCTCAATTTGAACGCGAGGTTTCTGGAGAAAGAATTAGAGATAAATTCGCAGCATCACTCAAGAAAGGCATGTGGATGGGAGGTAATCCGCCGTTAGGGTATATTTGCAAAGACAGAAAGCTCGTCATTGATCAACAAAAAGCGAAAATAATCCGATTTGTTTATGCTAAATTTATTCAAACGGAATCGTATTTTAAAGTCGCTGAGCTCTTGAATGATGCAGGATACAGAACTGTCGGAGGCAATTTATTCGAGCCAAAAGCGATTCTAAGAATCCTGAAGAATCCGTATTACAAAGGTTGCGTGGTTCATAAAGAAAATGTTTATCCTGGAGAGCATAAAGCTATTATTGACGAGGCTACATGGAATCAAGTTCAAGAGATTCTGAAAAGCCACAAGAAACCTGAAACTCGTGAGACGAAATCTCCGACGTCATCATTTCTGAAGGGACTTGTTTATTGCGGAGCGTGTAAGTCTCTGATGAAACCGACTGGAACGACCAAACGAGGTCTGAGATATCGTTATTATTCGTGCTACAAGCATATTAAGTTCAAAACTTGCGGAGCAGAAAAGGCAACGTTTCCAGCTGAGCCGATTGAGACTCATGTAACAAACGAAATCCTCAAAATCATGCGTTCTCCGGAGGTAATTATGCACGTAAACAAGCTTGCTGAAAAACGCAAAGACATCCAAAAAACAGATCTTATGCTCGCGTTGAAAAATCTGAACGATGTTTGGAAATATCTATACCCAGCAGAACAACGGAAAGTCGCCAACATGCTGATAAATCGAGTCGAAATCCATACTGACGGCATCAAGCTTGATATGAATCTCGAAGGCTTCGATGATCTTTTATTACAGCTTTCTGCGTAGGAGAAATTATGAAAAAAGAAACATTCATTCCGTTAAATATGAACCTGAGGAAAGGCCAAAGAGCGTACTACAACAAACCGAGCGATAAGATCAAAATGACACCACTCGTGCGCCT